GCATGACATAGTTATGTGCTTTACTTCTTACCCTACATTTCGACATGAGATATTCCCTGAGTACAAGATCAACAGGATAGGCAAACGTAAACCACTTGCACTCAAGAGTGTCATCAAAGAAGTAAAGGAAAGATATGAAACTGTTGCTTATGAAAACTTAGAAGGAGATGACGTACTTGGTTTGCTTGCTACTAATGGCAGATACAAAGACCCGATAATAGTTTCAGTAGATAAAGATATGAGAACACTTCCATGCAAACTTATAGCTGATGATTCGATAGAACATATCACTAATAAGAAAGCAAACAGACATTGGTTTGAGATGTCGTTGGCAGGTGACGCAGGTGATGGGATATTAGGTATCAAAGGTATGGGTATGGTTACTGCTTCAAAGACTCTAGCCAATACACCTGATACTAAAGAAGCACTATGGTCTAAGGTACAGGAGACATATACAAAGAAAGGTTATACGATTGCTGATGCTATCTTGAACGCAAGACTTACAAGAATACTGAGAGAAGGAGATTATGATTACAATACAGGTGAAGTAAAACTTTGGAACCCATAAAGAAAACCCCAAGAGGAACCACACCCTTGAGGTTTTCTTACGCTTTACAACAAGGTAACCACTCCTTGTTAAGTTCACTTTAGCATATACTATATAAATAGCTCTTTAATTTTTGTGTCTTTACCAGTAATTACTGACGAACTTATACAAGCTTTAGATGCTGTGTTTCCTAACAGACACCCAGACTTATCGCTTTCTGATCGTGAAGTGTGGTATCGTGCAGGGCAGAGGTCTGTTGTTGACTATCTAATCGAACAACAACTAAGACAAAAAGAAACTATGTTAACTAACAGAGTATTGGAGAACTAATTATGTGCAGTGGTGGTGGTGGTACTCGTAGAGCGCCAAAAAAGAAACAATCTGAATTTAAAGATGCTCCACCTACAGTTACAGGTAGACAGACAGGCGTAGCAAATCCTAAAGATACAAAAAGAGCAACTGAATCTTTAAAAATGAAGAGAAGGGAAAGAGAAGGTATAAATCAAACTCCTGAAGCCGTTACTACATTTGCTAATCTTATGATACCAAGACAATCTAACAAACCAAAAGGAGGAGGAGGAGGAAAATTAAATACTAGAAAAGGCATAAAAGAAGTTTTTGCACCGCCAAAGAAACAAGCTCCTTTCCCAATAAAGGTAGCAAGTGCTGCTGCGACAGCTGCAGGTAATAGACGCACTAGAAAAAACATAAGAGAAGTTTTTGCTATTAATAGAAGATATTAGAAACAACATAAGAGATGTTTTTGCCATACGATAAGCTCATGCTACTATAAAGAAAAAATTACAATTCATTTGCTATGTGTTTTTTTAGCAGACCAAAGCCCCCACCTGCACCAGAACCAGAACCAGTTGATTCTCCTATAGAAGAAACTGCGGATGAGGTTGTAATTGAAAAACGTAAAAAGAAAGATCAACAAAAAACTATTACTGCTGGTAGAAGAAGTGGTACTAGCTCTTTGCAAATACCATTACAAACTGGATCTAAAAGCGGAAATTTAAATTACCCAACTCCTTAATATGGAATATTCGGCTCAAGGCACGACCGCAGCAGGTAGGTATGAAGCACTTGTCAGCAGCAGATCAGTCTACGATAGAGAAGCAAAAGAATCTTCAAAATTAACAATACCTAGTTTAATACCAGAACAAACAACTGGTACAAGGGCGCGTATAAAAACTCCTTTTCAAGCTACTGGTAGTCGTGGTGTGAACAGCTTGTCTAATAAATTATTAATGACTTTGCTTCCCCCAAGCACAGCATTTTTTAAATTAGAAATAGATGCTCTTGAAATAAGAAAGCAAGGGCAAGAACAAATGCAAAGTGAAATAGATAAAGGACTACGAACAATAGAAAATGCTTTGATGAATCAGATAGAAATATCTAATGACAGAGTTGCTATGTTTGAAGCTATCAAACATCTAGTCGTATCAGGTAATGTCTTGTTATATCTAACAGATGCAGGTTTAAAAGTATATCCTTTATCTAAGTTTGTTTGTAAGCGTGATGAAGTAGGTAATGTATTAGAAATACTAACTAAAGAAACAATACACCCACAAGCTTTACCTGCTGCTTTCCTAGAACAGATCAAAAAGAAAGAGAACTATGATGCTAAGACAATGACAGATGACCTTGATATATATACACATATAAAAAGAATTAATGATGATGTGTTTTGGTTTCAAGAATGTAAAGGTGAAAAGATACCAAACACAGATGGTAGATCAAGGGTAGATGTAACACCTTGGTTACCTCTTAGATTTATCAGAGTTGATGGTGAAGATTATGGTAGAGGTTATGTAGAAGAATATAGAGGAGATTTAATTAGTCTTGAGTCTTTGATGCAAGCAATAATTGAAGGTGCTGCTGCTAGTGCAAAGACTTTATTTTTGGTTAATCCTAATGGGGTGACAAGAGCAGCCACAATAGCAAAAGCACCGAATGGAGCAGTAAGAGAAGGTACAGCAGCAGATATTTCTGTAATGCAAGTTGGAAAGGGAGGTGACTTTAATGTCGCTTTGAGTGCTATACAAAGAATAGAATCAAGACTTGAATTTGCTTTCTTGATGGCAAGATCAGTTCAACGTCAAGCAGAAAGAGTAACAGCAGCAGAGATAAATCTTATGGCACAAGAACTAGAGAATAGTCTTGGTGGTATTTATAGTATCTTAACTCAAGAGTTTCAACTGCCATATCTTAGAAGACGTATGCACTTATTAGTAAGACAGGGTAAAGTACCCAAGCTGCCTGATGATTTGATCAAACCCAAGATAGTGACAGGACTTCAAGGACTTGGTAGGGGTAATGATAGAAACAAACTAATTGAATTTATAACAACTGTAGCCCAAGCATTAGGACCAGATGTAATGAGACAGTACGTTAATCTGGATGAAGCAGTCAAACGCCTTGCTACCAGTATCGGTATAGATACTGCTAACCTAGTTAAAGATGCTGAACAAATCCAAGCAGAACAAGAAGCTGCACAACAACAGCAACTTATTCAAAGTCTTGGACCTGCTGCTTTAGGCTCACCATTAGTTGATCCTAAAAAATTAGCTGATGCTTCACAACAATTACCAACGGAGGAACCTGAAGATGCCTAACAACAAGTCTAGAAAAAGAGATGAAGATGGAAAATTTGTCTCTGCAAAAGCTATCGTTAGCGAGTTAGGTGTTAACGACCAACCAGAGCCAACCGAACCTAGGGTGGTAGAAACTAAAAATGGTCGTACAATGACTTATAACTAAACAAATTATTATGACATCATCACAAGTTAACATTTCAGAAACACCACCAATGTCTGCTAATGACTTGGAAGGTCTTAAAGATGAAAATGGTTTATATGCTGGTAAGTTTAAATCTGTTGAAGATCTTGTAGGAAGTTACAAAGAACTTGAAGGTAAACTTGGAGCAATAGATCAAACCAGAGAAGAACCAGAAGGGGTAGAAGAGGAAACAGAACAACAACCAAATGATTCTGAATTTGATGCAGAAGAATATTATGGTGATGGTTTAGCGTCTGTATTAGAAGAAGTTGGTATTGATCCACAGGACATTTCAGATCGTTTCATGGAAAATGACGAAATTTCTGAAGATGATTACAGCAAACTTGGAGAAGCAGGTTTCTCAAGACAAGTCATTGATACATATTTAGATGGCATACGAAACGCTAGTGTAGCGGGTGAAGTAGATGCACAAGGAATCAAAGATTCAGTTGGCGGAGATGAAAGCTACAGTCAAATGGTTTCTTGGGCTATAGATAATTTACCTGCTGAAGATGTCCAAGCCTTTAATAAGTTAACTGATACAGGAGATGGACCTGCTATCAAGTTAGCTGTTCAAGGTATTTATTCACAATACAACAATGCTATGGGAGTTGAACCAAATCTTTATTCAGGTCGCCCTGCTGCTAGTGGGCCTACACCATATAGATCTACAGCAGAAGTAAAAGCTGCCATGTCTGATCCTCGCTATGGTAAGGATGTGACATACACAGAGAGTGTCTACTCTCGCTTAGAAAACAGTGACGTATTTGGCTAATGCCTAACAAACCTACAAATCCAAAACTTTACTCACAAGTTAAGTCAGAAGCAAAAAAGAAGTTTAGAGTTTATCCTTCTGCTTATGCTAATGCGTGGCTTGTAAGAACTTATAAAAAACGTGGCGGAGGTTATCGTAAAACTTAATCATGAAAAAACTAACAGACAAACAAAAAAAGAATCTTGATAAAACTGGTGATGGTAAAATCAGTAAAGAAGATTTTTTACTTCTTCGTAGATTAAAAAACAAGAAGAAAAATGGCAAAGCTTAGTCTCAGTCAGATGAGAACTTTGAAGAAACATTCAGAGCATCATTCTAAAAAACATATGGATATGATGAAGAAGCTTATGCGTGAAGGCTCTTCATTTAAAGCTGCACATAGAAAAGCACAAAAAGATGTAGGCAAATGAGTCTTACTAGATGGTTCAAAGAAAAGTGGGTTGATGTCAAAACAGGCAAAGACTGTGGTAGAGGTAAAGACGAAAAAGGTAGACCTTACCCTGCTTGCAGACCATCAAAAAGAGTTAGTAGTAAAACTCCAAAAACTACAGGCGAAATGAGTAGCAAGGAAAAATCTAGATTCAAAAGAGAAAAGACAGGTTCAAAAAAAATTAGTTACCAACACAGAAGAAAAAAAAGAAATAGTTTAAAGATTGCGTAATAGTGTTATATTTTAAGTAGCTTACATTTTTTATGTCTAAGGGCGTATCAATGACTAAGAAGGATAAAGACCC